GCCACAAAGGATATTTCAATATCAGGGTCGCCAAAGGTTGCACCTACCGCTTGACCTGCTGTAACGCTACCTGCCCATCCATTATTCCAAGCGTTAATTGCAGCAGTAAGTCTACTAACGGTGGCTTCTGCATCTGCACCTACAATAAAGCCTCTAGCACCTGCTCCCCAATCATTATCAAGAGAAGTTAAATCAACATTGTTGCTATATGAAGATGGGTCAACAGGAAACCACTTTGTTGTAGTATTACCATCTTCACTAACAATTTGAATATGTGTAGTCAAATCACTAGTTGTAGAATGACTTGGATTAGAATCAAATTTGATACTACCTGCGGTGTTTGCAGAAGGTGCAGTATCAACACTAAAGTTGTTATTGCTAAATGTAATATTAGTAGTGGCAGATTGAGCAGGATAATATGATTCAGGCGCACCACTAAAAGTAACACTACCTACACCAGAAGCAGAAGAAACATTTGTTTCTCCTGTAAAATTGTTGTTCGCTACTGTCATTTCTTTGCTTGGAGTTACATTTATTGCCGTTGAGGATATCTTAGTCAATTCAGTATTAACACCGTCATAGTAGCCATCAGTATCATAATATCCATGCAGTAAATTGTTTGCCTTGATGATTGTGTCTGATATAGCAGTAACCTTTGTTGTATTCTCTTGGTGTATTTTTGCTACTATTCTATATTCAGCAGGTCTATTAAACGTCTTATTTTTTAATCCCGTTGTAGAAATCGTTGTGTTTTCTAAGTAAAGTTCAAAGTTTTTATTATAAAACAGGTGCATTTTCTGTGCGGTTCTGTTATCAAAGTAATAATTTGATTGATAATGTGTTAAATTACTAGTAACGGCATTACTCAAACTAGGGCTAGTTTTCTGTGAATCAAGTATGCCTCCGCCTGTTCCTGTCTTAGTTCCATAGCCATTTACATCATATGGCGTTACTATGGCTTCAATTGTAAATGGTGTGGTTTGACCCCAAAGACCACCTCTTACCTCTAGGTCTTGGTCTGCCGGATTCTGGTCTGAATATGCTTGTTTGATATATCCATCGCATAGCATAGGGAATACTAGCGACTTTGTATCTCCAACATATACACCCGGCATTTACTCACCTAAAAACTAGCATTAATGAAATCAGACATAGCGGTAGACGCTACTGTAAATGTTAGGTTAAAGGCAATTGAGGGTATTTGGTCGCCCGCAATATCTGTTGAGAAATCGTTTATGAAACCACTCAATCCGGGTATCTCTTCATTGATTGAAGTCAATGCCGAAGGAAACTCCGTTGCTCCCCAATCAATTTTAGTTCCGTCTAAAGTAGGCATATCGAATGTTCTATTTCCATAGTGAAATGGTATTAATGGTAAATCTTTCAATTCAGTATTAGCAGTAACACCACTACGATAATCAAAATTAGTATCTGCACGACTTGGAATAAGTATGATTAATTTACTTACATTCTGGTCTTCGTGTAAGAAAGAAGAGTCAACATATGAATGTAGTAGTTGAGCCAATTCATATGCAGTTAGTTTGATTTCTTTTTGAGTCCCACCTTTACTTCTTTTGAATAAAGTTTGGTCTTTGAGTATGCCTGTTATTGTTATTGTTTTAGTTGCTAGACCCATATCTAATGCTAGTGTAGTAGATTCCCCGGAAATAACACCGGAGAAAGGTACAGGAAAAGCAAGAGATTGTTTGTTTGTTGAAATGCTAATGTTAGTTGCTAACAAACCAATTCTATTTTGAAACAATCCTGATTCGGTATCAGAAGGTGTAGTATCGCCAGAACCTCTTCTTGCTAACTCTAACATACAATAACTGTTCGCTCCATAATCTCCGTAATCAACCATACTATGCACCTATTCTGTTTGCTCCTGTTCTATTCATTCTTATGTTGATTTCTCTTGCTACCTTGTTGGCTATATCTCTAATTTCTGCATCAGAAGCACCTACACGGCCATTTATATGAACATGAATATTATTTCCACCTGCTCTTGTACCCATGCTATTTGCGTTATTACTTATCTTTGCACCTCTAGGTAGGGTAACTAATTCTGGCCCTCTTTCTCCAACGATTGCAGGGCCACCCATAGATACCCCTCCGGTTGAGAAGAATCTACCAATTGTGTTTTCATATAACCCGCTTAGTAATCCGCCGATTACTCCAACTAA